GCCTTAGCCGCCGCCAAGGACCGCGCAGCCGCCGCCGCACGGTTAAGAGCCGCCGTGAGCGCGTTTGCCGCCTGAGTGCTGGCGTTGAGGTCGCCCGTCAACCCTTGGGTGCTAGAACGGACGCTTTCAACCGCCTTTGTCCCTTGCGTACCTACATTGTTGACCCCGGTACGCAGTTGGTCTGCCGAGCCTGAGCTATCGGTTAAAGCAGTGTCCGTACGATTGGTAGCCTGTTCCAAGGCGAGAACACTGGCGCTGGCATCGCTGATACCAAGCATTTCAGAAACAAAGCTTTTGGCATTCTTAAAGGCCGCGCCAATAGCATCCTGAACGCGCTCAAAGTCGAAGAACAGAGAGCCGAGAATAAAACCGAGAGCGGTCGCACCGATCACTAGCAGTGTAAAGGGATTTGCAATCGCAAGTGCGCCAAGTGCTACGATCAGCCGGGTTACGTCCGCAACCATGGCTGCAACGCGAATACTCGCCCACGCAGCGCCAAAGCCGATAACTGCTAGTGACACAATTTCTAGGTTGTTTGCTAGCGCTAGGATTACTGTACGTATAACACTCGCCGCGCCTGTAGCTTGGTTAATGCCGCCAATGAAATTCGTCCAGTTGTTCGACAGAACCTGCAAGGCACCGCTGATCGTACCTAGTGCGGATGCCGCCTGATTTTCAATGATGGCGGAACCTTTCATAAAACCTTCGTAGAAGCGCCGCGTCTCAAATCCGCCTGCGCGGAGAGCCTGAATAAGCTTGCCCGTATCCCCCCGGAACTCGTTCATACCAAGAGCGGCGGCTTTGAGTATGTACGTACCGTTATCAATGAGGCTGTTAACCTCTTGCATCTGTACAACGGTTCCGCCTAGCATTTGAGACAGTTGCAGAAGCACGGATGAATTTTGAGCGGCGGTCCCGCCCTGCAACTTAAGCGCGGCGGATACACCACTTGTAAAGCGCTCTAAGTCTTCCTGCGTTGCACCAAGATTTTTTGCGTTCAGAGTGGCCTTGCTGTACAACTCGACAAGGCTGGACCATGATTGCTCATTGTTATTAGCAGTGGTCCGTAACCGCTGCATAACCCCATCAAGATTACTAGCTTCAACACCGGCTGCGCGAAGACTGTTGATCATCCGAGTATACTCGTCTGTCGCGCGTGTAATGCTACGTACACCAATAGAGGCACCAAGGATCGAACCAAGTCTTGTAGCTACGCCAGTAAGCGCGTTGTAGCTATTAGCCTGCTTCTGTACTGACTTTGTTGCTTGCTCAGATTTCTTACTAAACTGATCTAATGAGGTATTGGTGCGTCCCAGTTGTGCGGACAACTGACGATTAGAGCGGATAAGGTCTTTGGTAGCTTTCTCAAGCGTGTTAGTGCTTTTGGTCGCAGCCTGAAACTGGTTTGAACCTGTAGATTTCAGGGCATTCTGTAACCGTTCAATATCCGTATAGGCGTCCTTAGCCGCCGCGCCGATCTTGGCGAGTTCGCGCGCAATCCCCTTGTCAATATTATCCGTGACTGTAATTACATGGGGGTCGGTCGAGGCCATTACTTTTTCATCCCTGCCGCCTTCATGGCGCGAATTTCAGCGGCTTCAATAAACCCTGCCGGGGCTTGGGCGGAATAGCCCTCATTCAGCCTTCTAATATACTTCGTCGCGTTGAATATGGTCAAGGTCGTGCCCGGCTTGACGGCCTTGGTCACACGCTGCGCGCGTGAAATCGCCTCGTTTGCGCTAGACCGTTGGGTAGACCCTAGTTCGCCCGGATATAAGGCATCAATCTCGTTGCCTACGCCAGCATCAGAAACCTGCCAGTTAGACAGGCTTTTAGAGGTGTCAACCGGATTGTCATATACGATTTCACCAATGAAAGTATTTACAAAGGTCTTTTTGGCCTCGTTACCTATTTCGGAAGCGCTGGCCGCTATTTCGTCCATTTTGGCGGCTAGGTCTAGAAGCGTTTTTTTCATCTTTCTTGACCTTCTTCAGCCTTACCGCCAATACCTCCCGGTCTATCAACCGAATGAACGTAAACATACGCCAGCTTGCTTCCGCGTCCAAGTTATAAAATTTGCAGTACTGCGCAATGCTTGTCCAAGGTATATCGCGTAAATAATCGCGCTCGGCGTCTAGCTCAATGTAGGCCAGTGCGTACAGCAATAAGCCCATAGGAAGTTCAGGGCGGGAAGGCATTCCCTTAACGAAATCAAGTTTGCCTTCCCTAATAGCCTGCTTTCGTATTGCCGCCTCGTGTGGGTTCCGGTCGAATGCCCACAGGACGGCGCTTATGAGTTTTTTGCGTCGGCCTCAACCGAAGCGGTACGGAAAAGGTCCATACCTGACGCTTTGGCGCTAAGCAGGGCGTAAAGACGTGGAAGCGCCGTCATGAGCGCAATACCCTTGGCCGGTGTGTAGCTACCAGCGCTTTCGCCGTTCTTGTCATAGATGTTACGCCAATCCTTGAGTATCGTAGTAGCGAACACTTCAAGCAGGATCGGCTTTGCCTTCTCATTAGAGAGAATGTCAAGCTCAATGTCTGAACGGTACTTACGTTGCACGGCTTCAAGAGCTTTCACATACTCTTTGTTGCCCTCGCCCATACTTGCCAGCTTGAAGCCGGGAAGCGTACCGTCCTCATTTGGGGACGGTAGGTCAAACCAAACACCTTCTGTTTCGGCAACGGTGTCAGTCTCGAAACGATCATACAGGGACATATGTACTTCCTTCTGTTAGCAGCCTGTGGGGTCCGGCATAGCAGCATCCGGTACGTACGGAAGTTTGCTATAGCCAAGGGTGTAACCAGCCGGACCTTCCGCCGCGATGTTTTCAAGCGGAACTGTCACCGGCTCATTGTTAGTCGCTTCGGCCATACCGCCGCCAAGTGCGAGGAGAGGCATATCCCACACACGCGCAGAGTTTTTCATGGCCAAGATCATATCAAACGTAACGTCTGCACTATCGAGAATGGCGCGGATAGCCTCAACAGTCGTAAAGTAGGCCGTGAGTTCGCCGCCAACTTCAAAGATACCTACATTAACGTCAAGATTGCCGAAGCGCCCGACAGCTTTGATCCCCGCCACGTTGTTATTGATCGTGATAGAGCCCTCGGAGATATAGCCGAACAGCGGGCTCGGCGTGGACGTAACCGGGTCGATCACAGACAGCCGCGTACGGTAGACGTGAGACGTTCCGTTGAACGCATCTTCACCAAGAGCCGGGACACGCTGTCCAGCCTTGACGCCTTGCGTCCCGTTTCGAAGCTCCATGCTGTTACCGACGAAAGACACGTCAATTGTATTGATCGCAGACGTTTCAACGGTAAGTGTAAGTTCATTGGCGACTGCACCTACAATGTACTGAGCCTGCGCGCCGTCATCATCAAAACCAAGGCGACGTTCAAGCTGATAGTATCGCGTAACGATACGTTCGGGCTCTTTCTCATTGCGAAGGAAGTCACCAAAGTAGACGTGAAGTGTAACGCCAGTGCCGGTATCAGCCGAGACTTCCCAAGTCGTCTTGTCCATGACAAGTTCAGTGTCCGTAACCGAACCGACACGCGCATAGCCACGGTTGTCAGTGATGTAAGTACCGGAAGCATCACCGCCTACGAAAATCCACTCGCCAACGTTGATACCGAGCCCAAGCCACGAAATACCGGACCCGTCCTCAAGATTGGTCCCGTCACCTCCGATAGTCATGGACGATCCCGTTTCGCTGATGGTAATGTCATTACCGAAGACACCGGCAATGCGCGCCGTAAGGGTAACAACACCCGCGCCGCCCGAAGACGCCACAACGTCAGGGTGCGCCGGGGTTCCAAGCAGACCGCCGTTGATCGCCGCGATAAGGTTAGTTGCGGAGTTAGCCGCCGAACCGCCGTTCGCCACAACGTAAGGCGCGCCGACAGCAGCAGCAAACGTGTACGTTACGTCACCAATGGTAACGGTGTCAGTACCCGCCGACGATCCGAAAGTGATCGTATTCGAAGCCGCAACGGCAGGGGTGTCAAGCACAAGTGTACCTACACCACCGGCGACCGTGATAGAGACCTCGCCCGATCCAAACACGAAACCGACAGCCTCAAGCTTGGCTTTATCTGTGGGCACCTCGTCTGCGAGGGCTTCCGCTACCGCGACCTCAGTCGGATCGCTGCCGCCCGTGACAGTTTTGAGCCCATTATTCACGGCGACCGAGAAACCGGACGCCAGAACAAGCATACCTGTCTTGAACTTGTCCAGACCGGACGCGGCGGCAAACGTGTCGTCGGAAGCTGCGACGGCAGTAAGTACAGTTTGAGCGCCATTTTCCGGAGCCGTTTTGGGCTTCTCGCGCCAATCGGCAAAGAGGAAGCCTTGCAGAATATCGTTGAAGTTATTCAGAGTGTAATCTTCAGTGAATTCCGCCGTGATGTCCGCGTCAACCGGGACACCCTTCTTACGCTGGCGCGAAGCATTGATAGGTGTACGCGCAACTGTAGTTACCTCAGCACCAAAATCACCGTACTCGTTCGGCTCGCGCTCATACCAGACCGGATTAACAGGAAGCGTGCAGCGATCATTCTGGCGAGCGATAGAGAGGCCAGTATCATTGGAGTTAATCTTGTCAACCATTGTACATACCTCTTACCGAACCGTATCGTAATCGTAGACCGCTACGACATTCCATTGAAACCAAGCTTCGCTTTTATCTTCTGGTATCTCATTTATGTACACACGCCAGAAACGAATACCAGAACCGGGAAGCGTCACACCGGCAAAGATTTTCTCTTTGATTATCCCGGCTATTTCCGCTCCCCGATCAAAAGCTTGAGGGTCGCCTTTTTTGGGCGCAAACACCTGCACAAAGACTATAGCATCCGTGGTGAACCGTCTACCCTCTTGTACGCCCGGACCGCCGCGCAGCGTGCTTTGTCCGCTGTCAACCTCGCGTGACGAGAGGCGGCAAAAATAATCTGTAGGCTGAGGAACCGGCCCTGTTTGATCCCCTTGGAAAAGCAAAATAGGACGCGGATCAGCAATGCACGCATCGTACTCAGTCTTAAACCATGTACGTATCTGGTAGATGCTATTCCGGTACGTTGTGGTCATTTCTGTACCCATACAACGTTAAGAACGGTATCGCCAGCCGGAGCTAAAGCGTCAACTTTAAAGATAGCTACATTATGCGTATCTTGTCCCGTAACCTTACGGATAACGTCTGTAAGTACTAGGTCTATTGGCAGCTTAGGTATATAAGCTACCTCAAAACCGATTGGCACATTGGTCCCGATCAATTCTTGCAGCGTACGCATTTGTTGTAGTTCAGCCGGAAGGAATACGCCCACAGTGTCGATAACGATGGGCGTCTGTGCGGGACCGGGGCGACCGGGGCTAATTTCCGGACCGGGTACAGTACGTACAATCTGGATTGGCATACCCTTTTTGGTAATCATCCGAAGGGCTGAAGCTATCGCTCGGTCGTATTCTGCCACGTCACACCCTTGTCAGGGTCAGCATACCCCCGTTCCCGCACAGAACGTCTATCAGAGCATCGGCGGCGGGTACGGACACACGCGAGTTGGAACTGTCCGCATTACCCCAATACTCTGTTTCGAGCGGTCCGACACGCTCGCGGCGGATGAAGGCCGAAGTATCGTTCGGAAACAGGTTCACGCCTTGTACCGCTGCAAGTGCGTATTCCATCTGAGCGCGCTTTACCGTTTCGGGTATCGTGTTCGGCGCGACCTCATAGCCATACAGGTAAGCCCCTTTTCGCGGCCACGATAGGGACTGAGAGGCCGACACCCGGCTCCCCTGAAAGCAACCCTCTTGTGTACCTACATAGTCAGCCGCCATGCGCAACCGAGCTTCCGTTGTCTCGTCATCCTCGACAACTATGCTGCGATTTTCAGCATAGGTGACGAAGGCCGCAACTGTCACGAAGCTATCCGCGCCCGCAACGATGCTGCCGTCTTCAACAATCAGCGGCATATCTTAGCCTTTACTCGTCAGCTTCCCAAGTGCCGCCTGTAACGACACCACCGGCAACCGAAACAGTAAACGCGCCACCCGTACCTTCGATAACCTGCCCGTCAGTGACGATAGCCTGCGTAGGAGAGGGCGCAGGATAGCCGGGCGGGAGCGGAGGCGAAGCCGGATCGAACTCAGGATAATCACCCGTGTTTGCATAAGCGGACGGACGAATTCCAGTAGATGCAATGTAGTCGAAATCCTCGACCGCGCCGCCCTGATACTGCGGACGATTAGCCGCGCGAACCGCAACCGAGAAGCCCGCTTGCTCGAACGCTTTCAGTGCCGCAATGGCGACATTCTCGCCACTCGTGGGAAACTCAGAGGCTGTAAAGAAACCGATTTTCATTTCCAATCCTTTTTGGCTTCGGCCTTCTGAGTGGCCTTCTTATCGTACGTACCGGGAGGCTTGCCCACACCTTCGAGTTCGGCCTTCGCAGCTTCGGCAGCGGCGGCTTCGGCAGCGGCCTTCTTTTCGGCTTCTTCAGCCTCCTGCTTGGCGCGCTCTTCAGCCTTGGACCTGAGTTCTTCGGCCTTGGCTTCCGCCTCGGCCTTACTTTCAGCCGCCGATTTGCCCTTCACCGCCTTGGCTACCGGCACGTCTTTGTAGTTTGGCGGGATGCGACCGGCAACCGCCGTGCAGGGTTCGGGAGCGTCCCTCGCCGCAATATATCCGACACGGAAAGCAACTCGGCCAATCTTGGCTGCATCGTCAAGCTCGAACTGGGACGGCGACACGTCAGCCGTAAAATACAGAATGTGATTAGCAACAGTCACTGTACGTACTCCATTCAGATTAGAGAAAAGAAGCCGGGCGTACCCGGCTTCTGACACCTGACTTAGAGCGTAGTAGCCAGCACGCCAGCAAGGTCTTTATGGGAAGTTACGTACCTATCCCAGTTGGCCGAGTTGCCGAGCGTGGCATCGTTCGGGCTGCGGTTAGCGCTGTTCGCACCGGTGGCGAAGGCGAAACCGCGAACCGCAAGCTGGAAGGTCCATTCGGACTGGATTTCTTCCATGATGTTTTCCTGACCCGTGATCGTGGTCTGTGCAGACGTGAAATCGTCATTCTGCTGGACCTCGACCGCGCCCGGAACTAAGCCAAGCGTGCGATAGCGCACCGGAGTTTCCGGCGAAGTCTGCGGCGACGGTGCCGGGACAACGAGGTTGTCACTATCGGTCATGACAAGAATACGCCCGAAACCATCCTCGCGGATGAAGATGCTGCCAAACTGAAACAGCGTATTCGCGTTGGTCAGAGTTTGTGCGTACACGTCATGCAACGATTTGGAGTGCATGAGCCAGACGGCAATATTCGACGCCTGATCCCCAAACAATCGCGCCGTAGCCTGAAGGTTGTTAAGGGACTGATTTGCATTGATACCGGCGTTGTTCACGACTTCCGCTTCGCCCGATAGCGCCGCGACCGCCGCGAGAATGGCCGTGTCCAGATAGTCCTTGAGCATCTGCTGTGCCATGACCTCGCCGTGCTTGACGCCAGCCTCACGCGGGTTCTTCAAAATCCACGAGAACTGCGCGCGAGTATAGCGAAGCGGGGCCGTGCCCGACGCCACCTTGACCGAGCGGTCTTGGATCATTTGCAGCGCAACCGGCGTAACCGTGCCAGTACCGTACGCATTACGACGCCGGACAAGCTGCAAGAATTCGTACATACTGGTTTCGTCAAAATCGCCCCGGTGAGAACCGGCAGACAGGACGATAGCACCGCGCGTGCTGGCGTTGAAAACATTCAGGTTTTCGCGCAGCATTTCAATCGCCGTATTGTAGCGATACTGGTCGTAGACCTCAAAATCAGTAAGTGCCATTGTGCATACCTCTTAAGCCTTGTTGGGCCTGTACGCACAATGGCGTTGTTTGAGGCCCAGTTATCCGTTGTCCGCACCTTCAACACGGGCGCTAATACGCGCAAGCTTCTCCTCCATGGAGAGGCTCTGGAAAGGTTTGGATTTGTCGGGCAGGGCACCGCCGCTGTTCCTGTCCTGAGTTCGGTTATTGGCACCGCCACCGGACCCAAGATTACTCTTGATAATAGATTTGAAATCCGGGCTGTCAACAAATTCTTTTTCCAATTTGTCGATAGTCAGCGCGGACGCCTTGCCGTCCTTGTCGAGAACCACCGTTACCGGCTCATCACCGTCCAAATCAGCTTGCAGACGTGCGCGAATGTGGGGAAGGATTACGGCGGGAGCCGTGCTTATCTTGTTAGCAAGCTCAAGCGCCTTGTTTTCAACAAGCAGTTTTTTGAGTTGTCCAGACAGTCTTTCAACATTGGCCTTTTCAGCCCCGATTTCCTTGTCAAATTTCTTCTGCCATTTAGCTTCGACAGCCTCAACAGTATTTTTCTTATCACCGTCCTTAGCCGTAAGCTCTTCCACTTGGCCGGTAAGTTCCTCAATTTGTACTTTGAGTTCATTCAGTTCTTTTTCGGCCTTGTCCGCACGGCGCTTCTCGTGGTCGCGAGCGCGGAGAGCTTCTGCCGCGTCATCATCCTCAACTTGTAGGATAAATTTGTCGCCAGACTTATCGTAGAGCTTTTTCACGTCATCCGTGAGAGCGTCGTAAGCCGCCTTGTCCAAAATTTTCTTAAGCTTCATGGTGTATTTACTCCGTTGTGGTTAAGTTCTTAACCCGCTGCTTAAGTTGAGCGACGGTTAAGCGCGGAAGGCGCTTCTTCACTTGCGTGAACGTGTAGCCCTGAAGTTCCTCTTGGGCAATAGCGATGCCCACAATCTTCTCACGAGTTTGGGCGGACATACCGGACAGCCAAGCGCCAAAATCAGGTCCATCGCCCGGCGCATCCGAAAAGACAGGCCAGATAGTGGACCGGCAATTGTAGTGTGCGGGCGGGATAGGTCCGCCAGCACTGTAGATATTGCCATCGCGCGAACGGCAAATATCCGTAGTGGCGTCGTCAATAACGGAAACCCATTTGTACTTATCAGTGAACAGCTTGGCAACGTTGTTTATCGAGTGTTGCACTACGTACTGAATAAGCGTTCGCCATGTGGATTTCCAGCCCGTAATGATAGTGCCGAATACACCCCTTGTCTGATTGTTTCCAAACAAGCTTGTAAGTATCTCGCTCATAGATAGTTGATTGGCACGTCCTACTCGCAGTGCGTCTAATACGCGCAGAACCGACGACCGGGTTAGACGTGACAATAGGTCGCGCGGGGTCAACCCTGTGCCGCCCATGGCAGAGCCGAGAGGGTTCTGTGTGCGACGGGTCACGGATCGTCCGGTAATGAGGCCGAAGGCCGTGAAAAATGCGAGATAGGACGTATCCGCGACCGCCTCAGCCTCTGCCGTCTGATCCCTCTCGATTTCCGCGTAAATACGAAGTTGAAGGTCTTTAATGCGGACGAGGAGCTTATCAAATTCGGCGCGGGTCATATCCGACACGGCTTCTACAGGAAGCTCCTGAAGCATCGTGCGAACTTCGCGGCTAACCCGGTTCAAGGCGCGCTCAATCTCAACATCCTGACCGTTCTTGTAGCGCTCTAGATAAAGCTGCCAAATAAGTACAGCATTGTATGACTTACGATCTAGATCATTCATCGTCAGAGGGCTCTGTATTACCGGCATTTTGAGCGATAGCCGTTTCGGCAATCATCGTCAAGCGTTCGGTTTGTTCGCTCTCGATAAGTTGCTTAGCTTCGTCATCGTCCAGTGTGGCAATACCGCCTCTTTGCAGGACTTCACGAAACTCTGTCCACGCCAAGGCACCCGCCTGCCACTCCGCAAGAAGCTGCTTACGCTCTTCCGGTGTAAGCTTCATAAGGTCAAAGTCCTTGTTCAGGGCGAATTCCATCTTTTCTGTGTTGCCGGTAAACAAGCCAGCCCATGTAAGTACCTGCGTAATCGCAGCGGACACGTTTTGCACTACAGAAGAAAGGACACTACTTTGATTGGAAGCGTCTTGATCTGCTTCGGTCGCCGTACGCTCAACCTCGCGGTTTTCCACAAG